AAATGCAATTAAGAGCACCATTGATGGTGTTGAGAAGAGAGTAGACGCAGTCGAATCAGAGACTGCAATTAAGAAGTCCTCAGACCTTGGCGGGTCTCAGGAAGTAACAATAAAGAAATCAAAATGGAACGGCACTTTCCTCGGTTCCGTTAGTGAATTGATTAAATAAGGGTAGGTGAAAATAACTAATGAGTAATGAACTATTAGCTAAAGCGGCTGAAGCAAATACAACCCTAACAGGTAGTATGGTTGGAGCAGCTAACCCCACCGATGGAATCCACGTCGGTTCCGAGGGTAAGGGTGGTTTGCTCAATCCTGAGCAGTCCGCAAGATTCCTTGATTACATGTTCGATGCAACAGTAGTCGGAAAATTAGCACGTACAGTTCGCATGCGAGCTGATACTACTGAGATAGATCGTATTGGCGTCGGCGAAAAGCTTATGAAGCTTGCCGCTGAAGCTGAGAACACTGGCACAAACGCTGCCGTACAGTTCTCAAAGATCTCTCTAACAACAAAGAAGCTTCGTTTAGATTGGGAGCTTTCGACAGAGTCTCTAGAAGACAATATTGAAGGTGCCGATCTCGAAGACCACATTGCAAGACTTATGGCAACACAGGCAGGTAATGACCTTGAAGACGTAGTCCTCAACGGTGATACTTCCTTGACTTCAGACAATCTATACAAGGCTTTTGACGGCATTGTAAAGATTGCTAAGGCCAACGGTCACGTTGTTGATGCTGATGGGGCAAATGTGTCCCGTGAGGTATTCAATAACGCACTTAAGGCACTTCCACGTAAGTACAAGCAGCGCAGACCAGATCTTCGCTTCTTGTCAGGATCTAACTTGATCCAGGATTACCTATATTCTACATCACAGAATATATCTAACGTTAACCCACAAGATATTGCTGCAAGCATTATCCGTGGCGAAACAGCAGGTCTCGGTGGTCCAGCTGGATTTACAGCCCCATTTGCATTCGGTATTCCGATTGTTGAAGTTCCTCTATTGAAGGAAACTCAGGGTGCTGACAGCGACATGGGCGATGTCCACTTGACATTCCCAAATAACGTCGTTATTGGTATCAAGCGTGACGTCACAGTTTATCGCTTCTTCTGGCCAAAGAAGGACTCCATCGAATATACAATGTATACTCGTGTTGGATGCCAAATTGAGCAAGCAGATGCGTGGGTCGTTGTTAAGAACGTTAAAGTTGCTTCCTAATTAATAAATAGGAATTAAAACTGCTGAAAAGCCTCCAAATTAATTTTTGGGGGCTTTTCCTTTTAACCCACTAATGCTATAATTTATTTACATACCAAAGGAGTAAATATGTCATTTGACACATTGAAGGTTAAAGAATTAAAGCAAATTGCTGAAGACTTTGCCGTAGACACAGATGGACTAAAAAATAAAGCAGACATCGTTGCCGCATTGGCAGAAGAAGGCGTAACTTGGTCAGTCTATCAAAGTACATTAAAAAATATAGAAGATTCAAAAGAAGAGGCACCAGAGGTTCTGCCTAAGTTTGATCCTAATCAAGAGATAGAGGACGACATGGTTTTAGTAAGAATGACACGTGCAAATTATAGATATGATATTGCAGGACATACATTTACAAAGGAGCATCCTTTTGTTGCTATGAAACCTGAAAAGGCACAACAAATTTTCGACAAGGAGGAAGGGTTTAGGTTGGCTACGCCAAGAGAGGTACAAGAGTACTATAACTAAACCTGCTAAATGGCAGAAATATATAAGGATACAAATGCGCCCATAAAAACAAGAATTTCTTGGAAGGGTGAAGTAATAGATAACGACTATCCAGTAGTTGTTGTTGTATATGATATAACAGAAGATCCTAAGATTGTTCCGCCAATTAGCCCTACAGTTCCCGTTGGAATATTTACAGCAGAACCAGAAGAATCAGATCCTGGAACTTACATTCTTTACATGCCCTTGCATCTAACCACTAGATTAAGAAAATTTAAATTGCATTGGCAATTCACAATAGGAGACGGCAACACACAGTTTTTGGTAACTTACTGTGATGTCGTTACTCCATATGTAAGCATGGCTGAAGTTGTAGAAGACCTAGGATTAGGGGCAGAGTACACTGATCCTAATTTTAAAAGCTATCACGATTTAAGAATGGCAGAAAAATATGCCAGAAAGATGGTCGAGTATTATACTGGACAAAAGTTCTTTTTATTCGATGATACATTTACTATAATGGGCAATGATTCTGATACACTGCCGTTACCTAGAAAATTGAATACTATACATACACTACATCAAAACGATCAATTGTGGATAGATGAATTAGAAGGAATAAATCATTTAGGTTATGTTATAGAGCCAACAACAAGCGGGTTTGGCATTAAGATAAATCAAGCAGAAATTTTAGATAATGATGTTTATATAGCAAATGGAATGGTGCCACCATCAATACATGACGTTTCTCCAAATATATTTAGACGTGGCAAGCAGTATAAAGTTTATGGTAGATTTGGCTGGGAATATGTGCCAGATGAGGTAGAGCAAGCTACAATTGAAATAATGAGACTTTACTTTAGTAAAGATCGTGTTTGGAAAGATAGGTATGTGAATAAAATATCTACAACTGATTGGGATTTTCAATACACTTCAGATGCATTTACTGGAACTGGTTCGGCGTATGCAGATAAGTTGTTAATCGATTATGTTGTAACTCAAATGGTTGTGGTATAGTGTTTAGTATAATAGACGGCCTAATGTCTATGAAGCTAGATGTTTATAGACAAGAAGAAGAGCAAGATCCAAATACTGGAGCCATGGTAAAAAGATTTATGTTTTATAAAACCTTAGATTGTTATGCCCGTGGTGTAATTCAAGAAAATGTTAATAGAAATATAGATAAGCAAACCTTTGGTAATACGTATGTTAACAGTCAAGCCCTAGAGGTGAGAACCTTAGAAAGGTTAAGCCAAAGAGAAAAAGTAAAAGATATTAGAGATTCTAATAGTAATATTATATGGTATGAATTAAATTATCCAAACAATACAGGAACTGTCTTTGAAGTAATAGGATCAACTCCAATAACGGATCCATTTGGGACTGTTGTTGGATATAACACATCATTAAAGAGATCGGAGAATCAGCAAATTGGCTTCTGAAGCAATGGCATTGCAAGCTGCTAGCGGACTAGTTAATTTAATGGCTGGTCAGCCAATAAGTGGTGCAATAAAAGACAGCACCGTTGCTCAAATATCTGCAGCAGTTTTTTATAAAACAAATGTTATGGCTAAGCTTACATCTAATTTAGCTTTTCAGAATGCTTTTAGAAATACTATATTTAATCAGGTAGAGGAAGATTTTGGAAATTATGTTGATGCAAAAGCTAGGACCTCTCCAAGATCATTGCACCATGTTTATGAGTGGGGCAAAGTTGGGAATAAAGAATCAAGACTATTTAAGCTAAACAAATTCCCATCCGACGGATTGTCTTTAAAGATAAACTATGATTTATTAGATTCTACTTCGTTTGTGCCTTCTAAAACATCTAACCACAGGCATGTGTTTATTAAAAAAGCTTCCATTATGGAAGAGGGCAAAACAGTTGTAATATCTCCAAGAAGTTCTGAAAGACTTGTTTTTGAAATAAATGGTTATATGGTTTTTATGCCAAAAGGAGAATCTGTTACTGTGACCAAGCCTGGTGGAGTAGCTACTAAAAATTCATTTTTATCAGCATACAAATATTTTTTTACTGGTCCATTAATAAATCTTTCAATAAAAAAATCTGGATTTCAAAGATTATTTAATTCTGCAATGAGTAGAGCCTTGTCAGTTCCAGTAAGCATAAAAACTGTAAAGTATAAATTTTCTCCAAACAGTGTTGCTAGTGAGGCAGATGCAGCGCTTTTGGCAGCGTTTACGGGGGTAGCAAATGCCTAACTATAAATTAGATGCAATGTTTGAGTTAAGAAAATATATGTGGAATAAGATGAAAGCTTCTAATATATTTGATCCAAATACTTATTATGCAGATAACCTAGATGAGACTCTAATCCCAATAGTTCCAGTTCAGCAGCAGGCAGAGATGAGTCAATTTTTGAGCGGTAAGAAGCATATAGTCTATGACAAGATAGGTATGTCATATAAAGACAACTGGCTTATTTGCTGTGAACAAGTTCTATTTACTGTATATTCAACAGACATTTTGGACATAGTTGAGATAAGAAACTTTATGACAGATGAATTTAGACGAATGGATGAATCGGGTAAGGATGTAAATAAATGGAGTGGGCTATCAGACAAATTTAAGTTCCATACTATATTCATAGCAGACATATCCCCTACAAAACCATCAGAAGAAATGCAAGGATTTTTGGCCACAGACATCATATTAGAAATACAATATTCAAGAATCACAGACAATAATGGCAGATTTGCCTAGTTTGCTTTAGGCGACTAAATCCCGTAAAATTGGCTATAGAGGAAAGGGCCTAGCCAGCCAAATATATATATATTAATTTCATGAAATAGGAGGATAAAAACTCATGGCACAATCAGCAGGTAATGCTAAAAACATTCTCGTTGGAGCGTCTCCATTATTTATATCAAACATTGATATTACAGAAGGAGCAGCATATAAGGAAAATGCAGAACCAGGTTCCGCAGACGCAGGCGCATACGTAGCAGGCACATCTTATACATCAACATTGAATGGAATTGATTCAGGAGCATTTTATTACAGAAACGTAGGTTTCACAAATAATGGTCTTCAGATCACTTATAATCCAACGTACGACTCAGTAACCGTCGATCAGCTTCTTGATACAGCTAAGCTGTTCAAGTCTGCGATGGAGGTTATGATCGCAACAGAAATGTCAGAAGGTACACTAGAAAACGTTCTAGTTGTATTTGGACAGGGTTCCGATACATTAACATCACCAACAACTGGTACACAAGCAGATAACGATGTACTAGCACTTGCAGGTGGAGCACTCGGTGAGGCTCCAACAGAGCGTCAGCTTATTGCAGTTGGTCAAGCACCAACTTCACAGGTAGCTAATACAGAGCGTATTTATTATGCTCGTCGTGTTCTCTCTGTACAGCAATCACAGTTCTCGTTGGCTCGTACAACACCAACTACGTTCCCAGTAACATTCCGTCTTCTTCCAGACGCCTCAAAGGTCGGTCAAGAATACGGTCTAATTATTGACAGAGCAATTTAATAATTAATATTAATTATTAGTAAATGGCCCCCAGAAATGGGGGCTTATTTATTGTATCTGCATGATGCTTATGCTATAATAATTTAGAATCCTAAAGGAGGATAAATTGGCTACAACAGTATACGATGTAGAAGAAATTGAATTACAAAATGGTGCTAAAGCAAAACTTAAGCCATTGTCTATTAAGCAACTCCGTAAGTTTATGGAAGTTGTAAAAAAAATACAAGACTCTCAAGAAGAAGATGTCACTCTAGGCATTTTAATTGATGCATGTGCAGTAGCACTAGAAACTCAGTTACCAGATCTTGTAGCAGACAGAGACAAGCTTGAAGAGGCTTTGGACGTTCCAACAATTAACCGCATTCTTGAAGTTTGCGGAGGAATTAAGATGGACGACCCAAACCTAATAGCGGCAGCGGTTCTAGCTGGTCAGAACTAGATCTAGCCGCATTAGAAGGTGAAGTTTTTCTTCTTGGGCATTGGAAGAATTACGAAGAGTTGGAAGAAAATTTATCAATGCCAGAGCTCCTTCAGACGCTAGAATCTATGCATAAGAAAGAGCACAGCCAGCGAAAATTTACCGCATCTTTAAAAGGAATACAATTAGATGATGAGGTAGAAGAAAAAAAGAGTAAGACCTTTGACGATGTAAAAAGGAAAGCTCTTGGAATAAACGCCAGTGGAGACGATGTAGTTTCTTTACAAGGTAGTTTTGCACAAGACGCAGGATTTGGAATCGGAATGGGGTTAGGTTACTCTAAGGGGTAATAGATGGCCGACGAGCAAATTGTAACGAGTATAGTCGCCAAAGCTGACTTGTCAAGCCTTGTGTCTGAAGTACACAGGGCTACAGTTAGTTTACAGCAATTACAAAGAGAACTACTAGCTTCAAACAAATCTATTGCTTCGGCTACAAAGGTAGCAAATAATTTATTCAGAGATACATTAACTGGAAGCGGATATTATTCAAGCCATTTCGTAAACCTTAATTCAGACGTAGATAAATTTGGAAAACAATTAGATGCTGGAAGGCTAAAGCTAAAAGATTATTTCCAGACATTCAGAACGCATGCCACAACACAAAGAGGAATGATAAGAGAACTTGCTAAAGAGCAAGTAATGCTTCAAAATTCCGTACTTCAGCCTTTAGGCAGAAACGCTCAAGGCTTAATGCAATACAATGTAATGATTCCACGAGGACTAGATGCTGTAAAAAATAGTGCACAGTTAGCTCGTATGGAAATGCAAATAATGAATCGTGCATTGTTGGAAGGTTCTACATCTTTAATCAATTGGGGTAAAAATACTCAATGGGCAGGTCGACAGTTAACAGTAGGATTAACAGTCCCACTTGCAATGTTCGGAGCACAGGCTGCAAAAGCATTTAGAGAAGCAGATCAGGAATTAACAAGATTAGTTAAAGTTTACGGAGATATATCTGGAACTGCTTCAGCAGATTTACAAAAAATTAGAGAAGAAGTAACCTCTACTGCAAAAGAACTATCAAGCGCTATGGGAGTTTCTTTTAAAGAAACCATTGGTTTGGCTGCTGATATTGCAGCAACTGGACAGCAAGGAGACCAACTTCTTGGATCACTGAAAGAAACAACAAGGCTTGCTGTTCTTGGTGAAGTAGATAGGGCGGAAGCCATGAAGGCTACATTAGCAATACAAACTGCCTTTAAATCTAATACACAAGAATTAACCGAATCAATTAACTTTTTGAACGCAGTAGAAAACCAAACTTCAACAACTCTAAATGATTTAGTTGAGGCCATTCCAAAAGCTGGAACAGTTGTTAAGCAATTAGGTGGAGACGTTGAAGACCTAGCTTTGTATTTAACAGCTATGAGAGAGGGCGGAGTAAACGCTTCAGAAGCTGCAAACGCATTAAAGTCTGGACTTGCATCTATGATTAATCCAACTAAACAAACTGTTGGACTGATGGCAGATTTTGGAATAGACATACTCGGAATGGTAGAAAGAAATGCTGGAAGTACAACTGGCATGATATTAGATTTACAAAAAGCATTAGATAACTTAGATCCATTAAGTAAAGCTAGAGCATTAGAACAAATGTTTGGTAAATTCCAGTTTGCACGTATGAGTGCATTATTTAATAACTTAGGTAAAGAAGGAAGTCAGACTCTGCAAGTTATGCAGTTAATGAATGCTAGTGCAGAAGATTTAGCTAATGTAGCTAGTCGAGAGTTAAGCCTTGTAACCGAATCTGCTTCTGGTAAATATAAGAGAGCAGTTGAAAGCTTAAAGGCCAGCATGGCGGACATAGGAGAAGAATTTTTAGGTGTAGCAACTAAATTTATAAATGCATTTACAAAAGTGCTAGACTTCTTTAATAATTTACCAGAACCAATTAAAAAAGCTGTAACTTATTTAGGTGGATTTACAGCAATAATTGGTCCAGTAATTATGTTAACTGGTGTTTTGGCAAACTTCTTTGGCTATATAACAAAAGGCGTTGTACAGCTAAGAGCGTTCTTCCAGAGAGCTGCTGGATGGAAGATGTTGACCCCAGAAATAATTGCTGCAGAAAAAGCAGCTCAAATGGTGGAACAGGCATTCTATTCAGACGCAGCTGCAGCAGAAGTACTTCATGGAGCATTAACAAAATTAGTTGCAGACTATATGAATTTACAAAATGCAATGCTAAAGGGCTCTATACCAACTAATCCAGTTTTGAGTACAGTAGGTGGAACAATGCTTCCTATTAGAAGAGAAGTAGATCCAGCCAATGTTTATGCTGGCGACATGGACACAAGAGCAATGTCACATATAAATGTAAGAGATCCAAAAAATCCTGCTTCATTAATGGGAGTTGTTCCAGGAGCATTGCCAGTTAACAGAGGCATTGGAAGAACTCCTCAAATGTACATGAGCGAAAGGCTTCCAAATATAGAAGGATTAACATCAGTAAAAGGAATTTCTACTGGAATAGTTGCTGGAGAAGCTGCAAGATTCCATGCTTTGATGGCCACTTTAGGAATGCAAACAGAAGCCGAAGTGGCTGCCTTAAAACAAACTATTGCAATGGGAGGAACGGTAAGTAAAGAATTATTAGATACATTCGATGATATTCTTCCAATAACTGCAAAAATAGCAGACGGTGCTGCAACTCAATCTGCTGCAATTGTAGCACAATTACGTGCAGGCAAAATAACCGTAGACCAAGCCAAAGCAGAAATTGTTGCATTAAATGCTCAAATAGATGCAATGCTGAGATCAGAAATATCTGCATACGCAACATCCAGAGGCAGAGCAATTGATTTTACTAAAGCTCCATTAATGAATCAGCCAGTAGTTGATGCAAATGGTCAATTCACATTAAGAGATTTATATAAAAAGGAAGCTAATAAAGCAGTCATGGAGGAGTTTGGAAGACTTCGTGGCGTTAGAACATTTGGTGCTCCATATAGCATGCATGTTACAAGATTACCTAAGTTTAATGAAGGCGGTGCCCCAGAAAGTTTTGGTGCAAATAAAACTGTAGTTAGTGGTCCAACATCAGTAACATACGATGACAGACTAGGAAATGTCCCATTAGGCGGTTTTGTTTTAAATCAAAGCGCATCAATGAATCCAGCAAATGCTGATTTAGTTGCTGCTGCTCCATCAACATACATGAATAATGGAGGCAATATAACTGCAGCGTTAACTCCAGGAGAGGTAGTATTTGGTCCAGGAATACAAAATGATCCAGAGTTGTATGCTCGTGTAGAAGCTGCTAATAGAGGAATTCCTGGTGGAAATGTTGGCGGAAGGATTAGGTTTAATAAAATTGGTTATGGATTACCAATGCCAGCATCGGTTAGACCATCTGCTAGACTAGCTGGAGCAAGAGTTCAAACTTCAGATAGAGCTACAATATATGAAGCATTAGTTGGAAGAAGTGGAATAGATCAATCTGTTTTAGCTTCATTAAGAAACTGGGGCACAACAAGACAATTTGGGATGCAGCCAGGAGCCTTTGCCCCAAGAGCTCATGGACCTTATGACGTAGCTGGTGGATTAGATATTCCTCATGTTGGATATATGGGACAAGCTCAAGTTTCTAGACATAATGAATTGCAAAATATATTAAGTAAATCTTTAGGAGTTAGAAATATAAATCCAATAACTCCATTTTCTTCACAAGAAATGTTTGCAGAAATAATGACAAAGGGCGGCGGAGCAGGATTTAGAAGATATGCATATATAGATGATGTAATGGATATCGGCAAAGCAAAAAGATACCTAGAGCATTTTGAAGATGTATTTTATGGTAAAGCTAGATGGAAGTCAGCTGAATTTGGATTAAAGCCTTCTATGTTGTTAAAAGAATATGGAAAGAAGCCAGATGAATTATCTACAT